CTCAAACAGGAACTGGTCATCCGTCAGACCCACGGCATCGTCATAACCATGCTCATTAATCGCTTCAATGGAGACAGCTTTCGCATACTTCTCAACATTGATTTCAGCATAGTCCTTCGTAGCCACATGAGCCTCAGAATACGGGATAGTCGCACCTTCAGCCACAGCACCGTTTTCCAGTACAACGGTTGCATATTTAGACTTCAACACGGTACCGGGAGTCTTTCTGATCAGACGGGTAACGCCCATAATGTCTCTCAGATGCTGCCAGTTATACGCAAATCTGGTGACAAAATCCACCTCTCTCGCAGTAATATCAATATTTGCAGTTTTAGTGATTCCTGCCATTTGTCTTTCCTCCTAGATCAATAGCCGAAAAGTTCATGGTTTTCAGAAATAGCTTTCTGTCTCTCATTGGTATCTTTGATCTTCATAATCTCTTCTTTGGTCATCTTGTTTCCACCATTATTGGCAGGTGGAGTCGGAGTATTGGCACCCTGTTTATCTGTCTTCTCGATATGGTCTGCCCATTCCTCTTTGATTTCCTTCAAGATTTCCTTTGCAGTAGTGATCTTTCCTTTGTCATCCAGTTCCACACCATCAACATCGGAATATTTCAGGATCTTCGCCCAATGCTTCTCAGCTACTCCCGCATCTTTCAGAATATCTTTGTAAGCGGCTTCTTTAGCCGATCTCACATTTTTCTTCTGAATATCTGCTTTATAATCATCGAACTCTTTTTTCAGTTTATCGTAGTCTTTGCCTTCACGTTCTTTTGCTTCAGCTTTGACTTTTGCTTTGAGATCATCCAATTCTTTCTGGACAACGGGCAGTTTATCTGCGCTTGCTTTCAACTTCGATTCATTTTCTTTCAGATCGGACACTTCATCTCTCAACGCATTGATAGATGCGAGATGTCCTTCCATGATCTGATTTACCGCTTCACGAACGTGTTCCGCATCAGCTCCTGCAGACGATAAAATTTCCCGTAATCTCTCTTTTGTAAGTGCCATAAAATATCTTTCCTTTCTTTCGGTCTCTTTCTCTGAGATTTAAGATACTGTTTCCAAGCATTCTTTGCTTTGAAACAAAAAGAACCGAAGATGATAAGCAGTATTGCTTATCCTCCTCGGTTCAAATTACCCTTTACCTTTCCCATTCGGAGAGGCGTTACTATATTTAATTTTTCGTTTTTCTTCAAAGACAAGCACACCCGTGCCATCTCGTTGAACAACCGCCCTGTTACCACGATTCACAATTTCCGCAATCACAATCAAGGCTTCATCTGTAATTGTAGCAATCAAGCAACCACCTCTTTCGAACATCCGGTCGATACACTTATTTTATAACATGGCTTTACTTTTTGCAACGTCTTTTTTATGCATTTTCCAGATGCTTTTTGATTATTCTCTGATATTTGTCAATATGATTTTCGAGAGCAGGACGAATAAACGGTTTTGCATCTTTTCTCCTTGACGATCCCATCTCAACATACGGCCCATATTCAACGTTCGTCCCTATATAGACAGCCAATTCATCATCGGGAACCGCACCGTTGTATTGGCCGCTTCTTACTTCATCCTCACCCTTCTTTTTCTTCTTTGCTGTGTATGTCTCTATATTCGGAGTTTTACCATGTACCGCATATGTGATGCTGTTTTTCAACAGGCCTGTATCTGTCGGACATTTCATTTTGGCATATCTTTCAGCTTCAGCGCCGCATTCTTCGAGCGCCAATTCTAACGCTTCTGTAACCTTCTCGTTAGCCTCTCTGATATGATTTTCTTTCATGATTAGCGAAAAGATACCCATATTATCCCTCCCTGTATTGCTTTATATACTTTGCCCTTATTGCCTTGGCTCTTTTTTCCGGTAGGAGGATCGGATTGCTCTTTATTTTCTTTGATTCACGCCATTCGTCATATGACATACCCTCTAGCTTATCATTTCTCCTGAGAGACATGTCCCTTATCTCCTTCTTTGCGCTTTTTACATCATGCACGGCAACCAACGTACACCTGCAATTGTATACCAGTGAAGGATCTGCGGAGTTATCGCCCGGAAACATAATTTTCATTTTATCAACAATGAAAGGCTTTTCAACGTCTCTTATCTGACCATCGAGCACTCTATGCGAGTGCCTCGTTCTTCCGTCAAGAGTAGCAAGCCATTGCTTCTTCTCATTAAGTCCTTTTGCATTTGCCCTCTTCATGGCATCTAATCGACCCGCATTTTGCGCACCGGTAGCCATAGTACGTGCATTTCTGACAGCGGCTTTTCTGTTACTGTCACTTACAGCTCTGGCAAGTCTTGTAGCAATATCAGGAATCGATTCTCCTTGAAGTAATGATTGAATCATTACAGATTGAATTCGCTGATTGTTCCATCTCAGTGCTTTTCCTTCCAAAATTTCCCGTTCCACAGTCTTTCCCGGTTTCGGAAGCATTTGCAGATCATCCCTGAGTATCTTTTCTGCCGTCTCTCTCCTATACAACGTATATGATGTATCTATAAGAGAATCCTTCTCGATTTGGAACGTACTGTAATCGTGATTTAGCGCATATATATCAGGCAGATATCCTTCAGTTATACTACGTGCTATATTGTCGGCATTTCTGAGGTCATGTGCGAGTGTATCTCTCATCTCTTCCCATCTCTTGCCCATAGCAATCTGGCCCACTCTCCACTGCTCATACTCTTTCTTTGTCTTCTTTCCTTCTCTGACCCATTCTTGCCATTTTTTGTCTTTCAGTCTATACCTTCGCATATAGTCATTCAGCTTGGTCTGTGTTTCTAGCATAGCTTGGGTATATTCCTGCTTTATCCTTCTCTCCATATCAGCGATCAGATAGTCAGTCTCACGGGCTCCGATATCAATCAATCATATCACCGCTTTCATTCGGTTCCTCTTCCTTCGGTTTTTCCTCGGGTTCCTTCGGAAGTCTTGCCATAGTAACCTCATCAGCTATCCTACGTTTTATCACCTCTTCGGCCTGATCACCATCTCCAAGAATTGTCATGATTTTTTTTGTTACATATTCATCATCAAGGCTCTGAGCCGATTTCAGAACAGCATCTATTTCCTCATTCACATTTATGTCCTCAGACCTAGTAAATGTCGGTTCATCATCTATCCCCGCAAGTTCAAGAATGCCGTTTACAAATTCAAGTACGCAGTATTCGAAATCATTCGTTTTCATTCTCAGCAGATTGTAAGCCGCCCTGATATGCGTAGCAGTAGTCTGACCGCTTGCAATACGATCAGGATCAAATGCCATTGCATCTTTGAATAAGTCTTTTTCCAAAAGTTCAAGAAGTTCAACCCTTGATGTAGTCGGAGCTTCAAGCATATGAGGAGTGGCAACACTGCCGTTATCTTCCGTGACGGCGGCATGAACCCTCTTTACTCGCGATATAAATTCAGCAAGTGATTCCTCATCCATACCCTGCGCATTGCTGATAGCCCAGTACACATAGCTTGCCTCTTCCACATTATCGCAGAATCCGCTCTTGATAGCATCATATACAAAAATCTGTTCACGCAGTCCCACCAGTTCAGACTGATGGTTCTTGTTTCCCCATAAAGGCACAATCGGGAATGTCGGATAATTCTCCCAGTCATAGATTTTTTCCTCATCCACATCCGCACCTTTGGCACTTATGATATAGCTTCTCTTTTCCCTCAGTACCTCACCGTATTCAGTGGCCTCTGAGCCTTCATTTTTGCGCTTATTCCATACATATTCGGTATATCCATCCTCTTCATACAGCGTTGCCCTAAACGGCTTTCCTGAGTCAATCTGCCAGAATCTGATACCACCTCGTAAAGCTCCGTTATTCTCATCAGGCAACGGTACGTATTCAAGAGCAGAAAAAACATCGGTATGATTAAGATTCCAGAACCCGTAAGAACACGCTCCCCATAATGCCTTACAAGCGGCATCTTGCAACTGCGTATCAAACTCAGCTTTCTTGGTCCCTAGTCTATCCGCAGTTCCTTTATCTTTCCATGTCACTCCGTTTCCTAGCAGATATTGTACTTCTTGCGTTATGAAATACGGAAAAAAAGCTCTTCCGACCTTGTAGTTTGTAGAATAGGTA